AATAATTCCATCTGTGAAACCTAAGATTTGTCCTTGAGTGATATAGGCTCCCCAAGAAGCTTCTAAATCAACTGCTTTTCTAAACATACCTCTTACAGTTTGTTCTAATTCAGGAGTAAATAAATCGGGTCTTTCTTTTCTAGTTGAGTTAATCATATTTTGGAATAAAAGTAAGTGAGTAACCTCATCTCTTTGAATGAATCTAATCATCTGTGATGAACCTAGCATTTTCCCTGATTTTCCAAGTGCATATATTGACGCAAATCCTGAATAAAAATATATACCTTCTAAGATTTGATTAGCAAATAAAGCTAACAAAATATTAGTATCAGAGATATTTCCATCGTCATCACCTGTTAAATTTTTATAAACTTCGGCAATATAAGTATTTTTCTCTCTTAACTTATCATCTGTTTTCCACATATCATAAATCTCATTTGTATTATCAGAGATTGACTCTACCATTACTGCGTATGATTTTGAGTGATTTGCCTCTTCATAAGATTGTCTTGAAAGACAAGCATTGATTTCAGGTGCTGTTATATATGGATTAATGTTGTCCATTAGGTTATTTGTTTGTAATGAATCCATAAAGATTAATTGAGAAAGTACCAAGTCATACATTCTTTTTTCAGATTTATTTAGGTATTTGTAATCCTTTGCATCTGCTGTCATTTGTACTTCTTTTGGGAACCAAGTATTTGCTTCCATTGTATCCCATAATTTTAATGCCCATTCGTATTTCATTCTAGTAAAGTTAATCATACCATCACTATTTCCACCAAATACCCTCCTATCCTTAATAGACTCAGAGGATTTAGGGTTATATATTATTTTTCTATCCATTTATCTCCTTATTTATTTGTTAAAAGACGTAGTAGGTTATTGACACCCACTACACTCCATACTTCTATCTTCTACATCATTGTTTGCCTCAGGTGATTGACTTCTTAGATAGTAAGTTGATTTTAATCCAAGCTTCCAAGCTAATGTATAGATTTCATGTAAGTACCTACCACTAGCTTTATCTAAACTCATAAAGATATTTAAAGATTGACCTTGGTCAATCCATCTTTGTCTAATAGCTCCTGCTTTGATAACTTGTAATTGGTCAATCTCAAAGGCAGGAGTATAATAAGTCCAAGTTTCAGGTGAAAGATTTGGAACAACAACTGGAATTAGTCCTGACAAATTCTCTTCAAACCATTTTCTTTTATACACTGGCTCAATAGCTTGTGTAGTACCAACTAAAATCGAAATAGATGAAGTTGGAGCAACAGCCATCAAGTAACCATTTCTCATACCATCTTTTTTAACTTTAGCTCTTAATTCATCCCAATCATAAGATAGATTATTATATTCACTTAGTAAAGATAATACTTCACTTTTAGTGTGGTCGTGAGGCATAATACCTTGTGACCATTTAGAACCTTCAAATGTAGGATAAATACCTTTTTCAACTGCTAGATTAGAAGATGATTTAATTGCATTATATGAAACTGCTTCCATAATTGAATCAATTTTCTTGAAGTGTTCAGTTGAACCCCACTCTATTTTATATGATGCTAACATCTCAGCTTCACCCATTACACCAAGTCCAATACTTCTTGATTTTAAGTTAGTAGCTTTTACCTTCCTTAATGGATAGAAATTTAAATCAATAACGTTATCAAGCATTCTAATAGCTGTCGGAACTACTCTTTCAATATCTTCTTTTGTATTGATTCTTGAAAGGTTGATTGATGCAAGGTTACAAACTGCTGTATCTCCATCAATTTTCTCTTTTTCTACAATAAATACTTTTTTACCACCAATAGAATCAAGGGCTGTAACTTTGTTAGCTTTTTTCTCAATTCCACCATCAACTATGATGATATCCTCTTCTTCATGTGTTGAAATAGTTCCATCTTCAAACTCTAACTTAATTAGATAGTGGTTAGGGTTTGTATTTTGGAAAATCTCCGTACAATTCATTGTTAAATGTCCATTAAATACTAATCTATTTAATTTAGGCTCAGTACCACAGTAAGTAGCTATACTCTCACCCTCATCAATAACTTCAAGAATTTTAACATATTGTAGTTTACTTGTTTCAACCCATTTAATCTTTTTATCAAATAAAGTTAACCTTGAAGGGTTAAAACCTAATTCCTTTAATTTATATACCCCATTATTTGCAATAGTTAATCTATACAGAGGTTTAGTATTATAAAAAGCATACTCGCCTGTTTTATCATTTTTAGGTAAATATCCTAACCCCTCATCTCTCATTTTATTTAAGCTACTATGTACCCCTAATTCTTGAAGTAATAACCTTAATTCTTGCAAAAACTCTCTATTAATTGAAGCTATCTGCAAACCATATACTCCAAACTCTGAATTATATGTTAATGTACCATCAGAGTCAAAAATACCTTCTAACCATAATAACCTATCTCCTAATCTATACTTACTATTTGGAATAAAAAACTTTGGTTTTAAATCAGCTCTATTATAATATAAATTTAACCTATCCGAACTATCTACTGAACAATTCCTATACCCTACCAATCTATTATCTAATAGTTTCTTCTTACCCTCAGAATATAAAGTAATTCTTGAAGTATTATCATACTCTGTACCATCCCCAGTCATAAACCCGTTTACATATGCTAAAGGTAAATTTATATCCCCGTGTTCAACTAACTCTGTGTCAAATTTTATTAATTTATCTTTAGGCTTTAGTTCATAAGTTCTCTTTATTTCCACCTTATCTCTGCCAGATTTTACTAACCACTTATGATAAGGTGTAGCTTTTACCTCAGTTTCATTATCTAATTTTACATTTAATACTTTTTGACTTTCAGATGTTTTAAATATATTAGTTAAACTCCACTCGACCCCATTCCAACACTCCTCAGACTTACCTTCTAAATCTTTTATTGGAATATGCCCATTTCTTGTTAATAATTTAGTATCTCCTGATACGCAAAGATTTGAACTTCTGATATGTCCAACGTGACTATTTGGATTAGCTCTATTTGCATTATCTTTGAAACATAAGAAAGGACTTCCTGATTCAAAGTATGAAGTTAAGATTTTTTTCCATAAATCTTTTGCTTTGATTCTATCTTTTGTAACAGTTTCATCACTTTCATAAGCGATATATCTTTCTTTAAATGCATCACCATGTAATTCAGATAAATCAGTTACTTCAGCAGGGTCAAATAAAGTCCAAACACCATCTTCTAGAACTCTTTCCATAAATAAATCAGTAATCCAAAGTGCAGGGAATAAATCGTGTGCTCTTCTTCGCTCTTCTCCAGAGTTTTTCTTTAAATCAATAAAATCGGAAATATCCATGTGCCAAGGCTCAAGATATACAGCGATTGCACCTTTTCTAGTACCTAATTGGTCAACTGCAATCGCAACGTCATTTACAATCTTAAGAAATGGAACTGTTCCTCCTGCGACATTTTTATGTCCGTCAATATTTCCACCCATAGCTCTTACTTGATTCCAATCCCAACCAATACCACCACCATATTTAGATAGTAATGACATTTCGTGATAAGTATCAAAGATACCTTCAATATTATCAGGAGTTGAACCAATATAACAAGATGATAATTGGTGTCTATTTGTTCTAGCATTTGATAATGTTGGAGTTGCTAACATTACTTCAAATTTTGAAACAACATCATAGAACTCTTTTGCTCTTTGTTGTTTGTTTTCTTCATTTTGAGCTAAGAACATAGCAATAGCCATAAACATTTGTTGTGGTAATTCTATTGGATTTCCATCTCTATTTTTGATTAAATATCTATCGTAAAGTGTTTTAATCCCTAAATAGTTAAATAAATAATCTCTTGTTGGGTCAATGTAGTCATTTAAATCATCTAAATCAAACCCTTCATCAATAGAGGGTAATAATCTACCTGAGTCTTTTCCATGAGATATATAATCAGATAAATGAGTATAATTTCTATCCTTGTCTTTAGGTTTACCTACATTACGGCTAACTTTATGATATAAATCATATAAGAAAAGTCTTGAAGCTACAAAAGTCCAGTTAGGTACATCAATATCTATCTTTTCAACTGCGGTTTTTATTAGAGACTCTTGAATATCTGATGAACTCATACCGTCTACAAATTTAATTTGTGCGTCTAGTTCCAACTCACTTTGGCTAACGCCCATTAAACCTTTAGTAGCATCCTTAGTCATTTCTTGTATTTTTGTTATATCTAATAATTCTTTTCTACCATTTCTTTTTACTATATGAATTGTACTATCCATTACTCCACCTCAAAAAACATATTAGGAAGTATTCCTAAGATAATATCAAATGCCTCTGATTTTATAACATAAGAATTATCATTATCAGAATCCTCAATTTTTTCTGTTAAATATCCATTGTTATCTAAAGTCCTTAAAACATTAGTTAGGTATAAAGTTGTTTCAAACTTTACTGTATGAATATCTTTATACATTCCTTTAATATTTGCCTCTACCCATTTATAAACACCTTCCTCAAAAATAGAGGGTACAAATTGTTTTGCTTCTGTTTTCTTAAACCCATCTAATAAAAGATAGATGGAATCTTTATCATATTCTTTACTCATTATTCTCCTTATTTTCAAATATATAATCATATAAAAATTTATGCTCTTCAGGAATAATATCATACATAGCTTGTGCTAAATTTTGAATTTCCCATAAAGCGTGTGATGAACTTCTTAGTTCAAGAAAGTTCTGTAATGACCTAGCATTAATAGTCATTACTAATGAGGTTTTATAAGCCTCAGGCATACAATATTTAGCCTTATCATTAGGTACCCCTTCAAGTAATACCAATCTTAGAGTTTCCAAAGAACCAATAGATGAAAAATCTACGTTGGGATTCCCAGTCAAGACTATATAATTACTAACCCTTTTAAGAATTAGTTCAAACTCATCTTTTGTGATATCCTCCTGTATTAAAAAACTTTCTTCCTCTTTTAATTCTTTTAAAGTATATCTCGTACTTTTTACAGTGTAACTAGCTAACCTATGTCTACTTAACTCCTGTAATAAAGCTCTTGAAATATTAGATATATCAAAGCTATAAACTAAGTGTTCAATAGTTGAAGCGTGTTTAGAAACATTTGCCACTCTATTAATTCTACCTTGCTGTTTTTTTAAATCCGAATGAGGGGTATTATCATAACATTTACATATTGCCGTATCCGAAATAGATAAGTCAGTATATTGTAATAAATTTACCTTTATCATTAATTACCACCTACATCTTGATTAATACTCTTTCTATCCGTTAAGTTATTTAATACAACTAATGCTAAATTCTCTCTAATGTCAGAAATAAATTTAATAAAACCTTCTAAACCTTTTTCTATTTTGGCTTGACTATTTAATTGTAATTTTCTAACCTTTAAAACATTTGATAATTCAGTTACGTCATTTCCATTTTTATCTAGTTTTGATACTTTACGATAAAAGTTACCTTTTCTATCTAATTGATTACATTTTCTAACCTCAATATCGGCTTGTCTACTTAAGTCTTTCTTTTCTCTTGACTTTCTTCCCATAAAATTCTCCTTTTAAATTCATTGTTTTTTATATAACTTTTAAGAAATAATAAACTTTCTCTATAATGTTTAGACTTTATTAAAGATAAGTTCTGAGAGACTAAAATATCTCTCAACTCCTCAAAAGAGATTGTTATTATACCACCACTTTCCTTAAAAACTTCTTTAATTATCTCATAATTTGATAATTTATTTCTATTTTCTTTTATAAATTTAAGTATAAAACTTAATGTATCAATACTTTCCGCCATAAAACTTACTCATACTTTTATAAGTCGTCTCTAAATGGGGAATTATGTTTAAGTTTATAAATCAATCTATCCATAAACGCTCCTTTCAGATAAGACAAACTATTAATATTACACCCCGCTGATTTTAAAGCCTCTAATATAATAGAATCATCAGGAGAGTTATTAATATTATATCCATTAAAAATCATATCTATAACTAAATCCTCATACTCTGTTAAATCAAATAAATGCCTATTAAGTGCAAATATTTCTTTTCTATCATAGATTTCATAAATATCCTCGTCATTCCAGTCAACTCTATTAAGTTCAAATTCAATAAAAGGAGAATAAACTATTCTTTTATTTATTGAGGATGTATGTTCTGTTACTTTTACATATTTGCTTAAATAAGTGTATATATAAAATTCATATTCATCTAATTCAAAGTCAAGAAATACATTACTAACTTTCCCAATTATAGTAATATTTAATTTACTATCAATGTATTCTATATTTAGTTTTACTATTTCAGAATGAATACTTAATAAATCAGTATATAAATGCTCTCTGATATAATTTATATCAGTTACTTCTTTGGTTGAGGCAACTACATTTGACTTCCATCTCCATTTGCTTTTATCCTTAGTTGTTACTTGTTTTATATTATTTAATTTTTTAAGCTCATCAAGAAAATAGAAATATAGATTTTTCTCTCTATCCTTACTATCAGAATTTATAAAAGAGTCAATCTTGTCTTGATTATCCTTCCAAATATCTGTTATTTGACTTTGACAGGTATCGTAAGGTACATTATATTTGTAAGAAATAGCTTTACTAGCTCTTGTACCTTGCATACCTACCCTTTGGAAAGGAATAGGTACTAAAGTATCTAACATTTAATTCTCCCAAGTTCATCTTCAGATTCACTCAATACAAAATCTAATCTTTCTAAAATCTCCTCTTCATATTGAGTAAGAGTTCTATTACAGAAAGTTAAATAAAACTCAATTCTTAACAAATCATCAAGAGAAATATCCTCAATATTTAACTTATCATCCTTTATCTGAGATACTGTTTCATTAGTTAATGTTTTAGCTTTAAGGAAATCTTCTAAAAGATAATAAGCTTCATCATCCTTCAGTAAAGTAATTTTAGAATTATCTTGACTTACTTCTCCATAAGTAACATCCTCAGACGTTGATTCTTGTCTTAGTTTTTCCCTTCTTTCTAACCTAACCTTAGCTTCCTCAGCGTCAATGTACATTCCCTCTTTTGATTTACCATCTAATAAGTCATTTATTTCCTCATCAGTTAAAAAACCTTTATAAACGTCTCTAAAGAAAGTCTTTTGTTTTTCCTTTAAATGTAAAACCTCATTAAGCTGTGTAGATACGCTACCTCCTGTATGACTTTGAATTTCATGTAAATAAAAATCTCCATGAGGTAAAGGATTACAAACATCACAAGCTAATGCTATAAAACTACCCGCTGAACTAGCGTGAGTAACATCAGCAACAGTCTTAGCTTCAGAATCTCTAATAGCATTAACAATCGCTATTGTAGAATATAAATCACCACCATACGTATTAATATCAACGTAAATTATATCTTTTTCTTTTGCTGATAATAAAAGATTAATAATCTCTCTATACGCTGATGGAACAGTTACATCATTATCAATGTAAACTCTGTACGCAACTTCTTCATCCCTATCAATTATATCGACTTTTGACTCTAAGAAAAGCCCTCCTAAATTTTCATCTTCCAAATAAACCTCCTTTTCTTTCAATTTAGACTTGTATTATAACACATAATTACTTAAAGATTGCTTAAATATTAAACAAATTTCATAATTTTTCATTAAATTATTAACTCTAAGTATTCTTATATCTGAAACATATTTCAAAAACACTCATAAACCTATCAAATTTCAACGAGAACGCACGAAAAACTTTTCTGAATACTAACACTAGGGGTCATACCTAAAAACGTTTTTAGGTAGGGTTTTAAGTATAATAATCTTTTGACCAAATTGTCTTATAACCAGTTTCTTGAAAAATATATTCTGATATTTCATTTACATCATAAGATTCTTTACTGAGAAATGAATCAAAGAGCAAGAGACAAGAATCATATTTAGTTTTAATTTTATCCAGTATAAAAGCCTCAATACCTTGATAAATAAAAGGAATGATTTTACTCTCATAATTTTTCCATTCAGTATCACTCTCTATTAACATAACTTTACCTACCATGTTATGAATAATATATTTATCGTTTACTAAAAATTTAGCTTTTACAGATTCTTTTAGTACACTAAATAACTCCGTACATTCTCGTACAAGCATATTTATAGAGTCATCCTCTAATATTATTTCTAAATCATCTTTGGAAAAGGTTTTCAGTAAATTACTATAATCACTTGTATTCTTAACATCAGCACCAAAGAATAATGCTGTAAAATATTGCTTTGCTTGTTTCTTAGAAAAACCTAATGCTATGATTTTATTCCTATAAAAATTTTTATCCTCAATATAAGCTTCAATACTTGGATAAAAAGCATGACCACCTAACTTTTCGAGGTATTGCAATAATATCACAGCTACCGAGGTATTCATATCATATTCGTAACAACCTTTAAAAAATATCTTTCTAGCTTTCTTAGGAACTTGTTGAGGATTAATATCTAACATTCCATTACTTATCCCAAATAACCTACCGAAATCACCACGTTTATACTTAATTGACCTATTAGCCTCTAATATGGCATATATCTTTGACAGGGAATATAATACCCTCTCATTCCTTTCATCCCCTTCTTTCAGATTTGATTGTAATTCTAAAATATCATTTCTAATTCTATCAAAGTCTAAATCTACCTTTGAGATATAATCATACTTAAGTCCATCATAGCCATTAAAACTATTTTCATCTTGAAAAGTAATCTTACGGGTTAATAAACCTATGTATTCAATCTTAAAGATATTATCTAACTCTTTTCTATTCAAGTTATGAACCTCCTTTAATTCTTTCTTAGTTTTAGTTTTAGTGTTTTTATATTTAAAATATCCATAACATTTATCCCTTTTAAAAATCTTATGCTGACTTTTATCAAACAAGTTCAAAGATATATTAACATAAGTCTTATGATTCAATCTGTAAGACTTAGAATAACTATTTCCTCTTAGGTTCATATTTCTATAACTATCATCAATATCTAAAAACTCATAGATTATAGATTTCTTATCTCCTCGGAATAATCTTTTCATAACACTTGAATGTATTTGATACCAAGAGCCTCCATCATAATTACCATAAAGGAATGACACTAAAAGCAAAGTATTAAATAACTCTCCCCTACCAACCTCTTCTAAACCATAGCTTAGAATAAACTTCTCTACATTGATATTTGAAAAGAAGTAATTACTATCTAAGCTACTTACAATATTCATCCATGTTCACCTCCTTTAAAAGATTACTGTAATTATATACTCAGATACCTTAACCCTATCTTAACTCTCCCCTCCAACCAACCCTAAAAGAATATAAGAAATAAATACTAATAAAAACTCCCTAACCTCTCTCCTCCTATCAGGAATAATTATGGCAGGAAAGGGATAAGGTACCCCCCTATCTTATTATGTTTCCCAAAAAAATGACACTTTTTCGATAAAAACCTCGATTTGATGGGGCTTAGAGCCGTGCATTTTTTTTACAAAAATCGACAAAAAATTTCTGCAAAAATTTATAGTTAATTAAGCTATTTTTAAGCTGTTTTAATTGATAATTATTATCATTAATAGAGTTTTTATATAACTAATACTTACTTAATATAATCTTAAATTTAACAATTTATGCAGGACATATAGAGGTAAAGTATCAATATTCCTACTACTATAAATAGAGAGAGGATATATTTTACACCTCCTTTTAAATCTTCTCTCAAAAAAGTAAAGAACAAGAAAGGTATATAGTGGAAGAATTAACTTCAAAACTAGTAAACCTTACTTCGGAACTAGAATCTGTTGAGATTAAAGAAGAAGAACAAGAAGAATCTTCTACAGTAACTTATCCTACGGTTTTAAAGACCGAAGTACAGGAAAATGATATTACTGATTTGAAAGGCTCAAGACCAATAACCCCTTTAACGGATATTGATTATTTAGTTTTAACAGATTTTAGTATGGGAATGTCAGCAACGGAATTATGTGCAAAACATAAAATATCTAAAGCTAGTCTTGATAAGCTTTTGAGGAATCAGAAAGCTATTGAATTAGTAGAAGAAATAACAGAGAATGTTAGGAAAAAATCTTTAGCAACCGCTACTGCTTTAGAACATAAAGGTATCGAGGTTTTAAATCTAATGGTACAAACTAATATTGAAAAAGGGAATTATGATACTGCATTAAAATTATTATTTGGAAAATTAAGTCTTACTGAGGTTACTGAAAGAATTGCCAAGAGAGGTACAACTGAGGAACAAGGGACTAATATACAAATCAATAATTTATTTAATGATTTATCAGGAAGATAAGAGGGTAACATAATATGTCTAAAATATTAACACCTGATGCTTTAACATATCGAGAGCATTGTGGAAAAATAAATCCTATTATCCTAGCGGATAGATTAGGAACACCCCTACATGAAAAACAAAAAGAGATTTCAAAATACTTTTTAAAAGAGGAAAGAGACCAATGGGATTACTATTCGGTTCTAGCGGGAAGAAGATTTGGTAAGTCATTTGTTATGAGAATGATAGCCATATCAGAGCTATTATCTCCTTGTGGTAAGGTTGTAATTATTACTCCTACTATGAGATTAGCCGAAAAGCACTTTCAAGCTATTGTAAAGTATCTTAAGAAGTTTCCCGAATTGGATGGTAAAGTATCAGCATTAAAACAAAAAACTACAATAGAAATCCCTTTCCTAGAAAGTTCATTAATCACAGCTTCCTTTGACTCTTGGGACGATAGAGTTACTGGAGATGCCCTTACTTTAACTATTTATGATGAGATTTTCTTGGCAAATCCAAAGACTCAGGAAGATATGATTGAAACAATCTATCCTACACTAGCTACCTATGGAAGTTATCCAAGTGGTGCTTTATATGGTAAAACTTTCTCATTAGGTACACCTAGAGGTACTAGGTTAGGAAGTCTTGCAGGAAGAAATCACAGTAGAGCTTTATCAAATCTACCCCAAGATAAATTTGTTAAGGGAGTAGAATACACAGTTTATGATAACCCTTTAGTAGATGAAGAAACTATTGAAGCTCTTAAGAACAAGATGTCAAAAGCTAAATTTGATAGAGAGTTTATGGTTAAGTTTGAGGCTAGTTCTACTAGCATATTTTCTAATTTTGAACATGATATGCACGTTACAAACGTAAGAGAAATTGAAAGTCTAAAAAATAGAGATGATTTATTTTTAATAGTTGCTTTTGACTTTGGTTTTGGACGTGACCCTGACGGTAATACTTTTATTATCTATGATGATAATAATCAAACATATTATGTAGTTGCTGAATCATCAGAGAATGGAAGATTTACAAAAGATATGTTTAAAAACTCTATTCCCATTAGAGATAAGATTCAAAAAGATTTTAATATAAGTAAAGGAAATACTTTATATATTGCTGATGTAGCTTCGCCTGAAAACATAGCTATTGGTAGAAAAGATTTTGGATTTAATTTCCTAAAAATAAAAAAAGATAGAAAAGACGGCTTTGAAACTGTGAATGATAAATTAGAGGGTAGAGTAGATGGAAAGGTTTGTTTTTATATTGACAAATCATGTACAGAGTTAATTAGACAAATGACTTTTGCTGAATATAAAGTAGTGGGGGACAAAATTACAGATAACTATGCCACTGACATAAATGGTACTCACTATGATTTATGTGATTGTGTAAGATATACTGTATTTAATATAGAAAAATATATGAGAAAAGTAACAATTATTTCAAGTTAAAAACTGAGGAGAAAATCTCCTCTTGGGGAGAAAAAATGAAGTTTGATAAAAAAGATTGGAGATGTCATAAATTGTCTCCTAATGTTATAAGTAATAATATATCACAAAATCTAAGATTATTTATTACTGATGCAATTTCTAATAGTGAAATTAAGTCTGCTAGGGTCAAGATATTTAATTATACTAGACCTACAAGAGATACTGCTAGTTCAGAAACTATATATTTAGATTGGACTGCTTTAACTCTTACTGATGATTTTTACCAAGTAAATTTTACTATTACAGAAACATTACCAGTAGATACTGAGGTTACTGCTAGATTGGTTGTAGAGGTAACAGAGGAAGATGATACAAAAGATTTTACTAATGAAATAAATATTAAATTAAGGAGTAATTAATGAGACTTTTTAATTTATCTAAAGTTCAAAAAAATCCTTTTATAAACTCAGGTGACGATATAGTTTATAGAAATGGTGGTGGTAAAGTTGTTACTACTGCTACTATGGAAAATTATATCAATACAAATTCACAGCTAAACACTTGTATTGATGCTTTTGCACAGGTTGCGAGTGGTGCTGACTTAAAATGGTACAAAGAGGATAGTAAAGGTAAAAGAAAATTATTTAATTTTAAACAGATAGATAAGTTTAAAATGAATGATTATCAGTCTGTACAAGATTGGATAAGAATGGCTATAGGAACTTTAGAGGTACAAAAAGAATTATTTATTATTCCTGAAACATCAAAAGCACCATATAGAAATGGTATGATTGATTTCTTTATTGCTCCACATGGTAAATATGAGGTTGAAACTGGGACAAATACTTCGATAGAAAATATTATTTATACATCTTCTAATGGAACAAAGACCTCTTATAAATATTCAGAGGTTATATATATTCCCTTATCTAATACAAGTAACAACTTCTTTTATGGAGCTTCAAAAGTAAAAGTCTTAAATGATAATATTCAAAGAATTATGAAACTTAATTCCTTTACTGATGACTACCTACAATCAGGAGGTAAGAAGTCAGCTATTATTGGTTATGACGATATTATGAGTGAGGATACTCAACAAGCTATCAAAAAAGAAGTAGACAATTTTGTAAAGTATGCAAGTAAGAAAACATTAATGTTAAATACTGAAAAGTTAAACGTTAATACAATTAGTGGTGATATAACATCAACTAAAGTTATAGAATTTCTTACAGATTTAAATAGCCAAATCTTACAATCGTTTAAGATGCCAAAATATCTTATTGGAGATTATCCTACATCAGTAAACTCTGACGTAGTAAAACAAGCTATTAGATTATGGTTTGAGGTAGCTTTAAAACCTTTATTCAAAACAATAGAAAGTCATTTAACAAGTTATTGTAGAAATGTTCTTGGATTAAAGAATATAGTAGCTGTATTTGATTATGAGGGTATATCATTCTTAGAAGGTTCTGCTACTGAGAAATATCAAATTAGTACAGGGTTAAACAAACAAGGATTAATTACAATCAATGAAGCAAGAATAGCTAACGGGTTTGAGCCATTAGAGATTGAACTTGCTGATGAATTAATTGCACCTGCTTATCTTACTTCTGCTAACCCAGTTAGATATAGTAAGTATGAGGAAGATGTTGCTAGAAATGTTGGAATTAACAATCCTTCAACTACTCCTACGAATGGGGATGGTGGAACTGATAATGAACCTAATAATTAAGGAAACGTATGAAAGATAAAGATTTATTAAAAAATAAAAAGATTAATATAACATCTACCTTGAAAAATATAAGCGTATCTGAGGATGAAGGAATTGCTTACATCTCAGGGTGGGCTTCTAAAGCTTATGATGAAAAAGGTTCTCCTATTGTTGATAGAGACGGGGAGACTATAGCTGTAAAGAATTTTCAAGTTGATAATGCTAGAGTGTTATTAAGAGACCATGAGTTAACTTATCCAGTTGGTAAGATGTTATTAACACATAAAAAAGAAGGACTTTGGATTGACGCTGAAGTACATGAAAAAATGTGTGACAAGACTTACTATGCGGTAAAGAATGGTATTTTAGATTCATTCAGTATTGGAATGATAGTAAATGAAGCTGAGTATATTGACGTAAAAGGTTCTAATGTATTAGAACTTAGTGCAGGAGAGGTATATGAGTGTTCAATATTAAGTGTACCTTCAAATGTAGAGGCAAGGGTACAAACAGTAAAATCAATTTTTGATAAAGATGGAAATTTTAAAGGGTTAAGATTGGAAAAAGAAATGAATAAAGAGGAAAGTGTAAAAGCTTTTGATAAAGAAAAGTTTAAAGAAAGTATTCAAAAAGGATTAACTATTGAAGAAACTATGAATGAATCTTGGAATATTAGTGACCCATTTTGGATGATGTTTAGCTATTTTAAAGATACTGTAGTTGACAATTTTGACACTTTTAGATGGGAAGATATTACTAAAGAGGAAATGTTAGCTAATTTAGAACTAGCATTTGAAACTTTTAAAGAAACTGTGATTGAAGTTTCTACAAATATCGAAAATAAACAAAAGAATTTAGATATAGAAAATGTTGATATATCTGAAAAATCAGTAGAGGGAGAAAAGATGGATAAAGTTATTAAGTCAGTAGAGGGAGAAACAGAGAGTAACCCAGTAGAGGAAACTTCTCAGGAAGTGGAATCAGAGGAATCTGTTGAAGAAAATGTAGATGAGGGTTCAGAAGTAGAAAATGAGGAATCAGAGGAAGTTGTTGAAGAAAACCTTGAATCAGAAGATGATAAATCAGAAGATAATGACGAAGGTGAGGCTGAAAAAGCTGATGAAACAACTGAACAAGATGATGATTCAGCACAGGCTGAACCACTAGATGTAAATAAAGAAGTGATTGCTATTTTATCTACTGATTTAAATACTGCAAGTCCTGAAGAAATACAATCTCTATATGACTCTCTTGCGGAGAAGATAGGGGATGATTTATTCTCGGCTCACGAAGCTTTAACTAGAATAGAGCAATATGTACAAAATAATATATAATATAGGAGATATTAATGTCTAAATTTGAAAAAATGTTAGGAAAAACTGCTGAGGCAAAATCAAAAGTAAAAATGCCTTCAACACAAGCACCAAAAGAAAGAGTTGCAAATAAAACTTTCAACTTAAAAACAGCAACTGCTGATGAGAAGAGAGCTTTAAACGTAGCTTGGGCTGTAAAAACAATTAGAGAAAAAGTTGGTATGTCAATTACTGAGGCTGATAAAGAAGGTTTAGTTGCTTATGCTCAAACTAAAGCACCTACATTAACATCAGATATTACTGAAATTATCCCATCAGGAGTTTCAGGACAATTAATTAGAGATGCTTATTACGAAACAACTATCTCAACAATTATTCCTTTTGAAGAAATTGCTGACGTATCTGTTACAAGACCAATCAAAGGTGACGGGTTATCTGTTTACAGAACTGGGGAAGGTCAAGACGCAACTGCAAGTAACATGAACTTTACTCACATGAGATTCGTTGCTGATAAGATTATGTCTTACACAGAAATTTCAACTGAGTCTATGGAAGATTCAATCGTTGATTTAGCTATTGAAGCTGTAAACGATATGCAAATTGCTTTTGCTGAAGCATACGAAAATGCAATTATCAATGCTCACAATGTTGTAGCTGATTTTGACGGAATTGCATGGGATGCAACAGACTTCTATGGAAACGCTGTAACTTCTGCTAACCCAATTACTGCATTCAAAGGTATTAGAAGAATTGCATCTGAAAAAGGTAAAGTTGGATTCGGTGGGTCTGAATTAACTGACGTTCAATTCTTATCAAAATTCCATGAAATGCAAAGAACAGGTGGAAAATTCTTATCTAAGAATAGGGTAGCAAAAGGTGAAGTTGTTGCTTTAGTTGATTTACAAACTTACCAAAGAATGTCAAGATTCACTGATATTTTCAAGAGAGGAATCATTGAAGGAACAACGGTAGAAACATTTGACGGTGTTCCAGTTTACCAATTAGACTTCATGCCATCAGTAAACTCAGCGGGTATTGTTGACGCAGTTGGCACTAACAATGTTATGGGTTCATTAATCTTATGTAACAAAAACTACTTCTTAGCTTATTCTAAAGCAAATTCTACAACAGTTAAATCTGACGAGAATATTAAAAATGATACTATGTCATTTGCTATGAGAACAAGAGCAGGATTCGGTGGTAAGTTCGATAGCGTTGAAACTAACTTCCCAGTAGATACTGGTAGAAAGTACGCTGTATTAGGATACGGAATCGTATAATTCTTTTAAGCGTACCTTAATTTAAAGTAAGTTATACTTATTTAAAAATAAAAAGGAGGGTACGCTGAAAGCATTTAATAAAGGGGATGTAGTTTACGGAGTGGAAATAATAGATGTTTTACCTCGTGAAACTCATCCTACGTATAAATTTAAAATACTATGTCCTGAGTGTGAAAAACCACATTTAGTAAGTAGTGCTAACCTTAGAAAAAATCAAATCATTTGCAAATCTTGTAAACCTAGAAATCAAAAGTATAAAAAAGGTGACTTAATAGGTCATCAAAAAATAAAGTTTGTTTCTGAAAAAACTTACCTAAAATCTAATAATAGAGAACGTTATGGTATGTTTGAATGTCCTTATTGTGGTAGACATTTTGAAAGAAGTATTGGCTATATTCTAAAAGCTAAAGATACTCCTCTTATTTCTTGCGGTTGTCAAAGTGACAAGACCTACTATTACGAAGGTGATTATTATGGAGATAACAAACATAAATTAATAACTTTACATCCTAATATTGTTAATCAAGATAGGAAAGCTATTTTTGAATGTGGATTATGTGGTAATCATTTTGAGTCTTCATGTAAATCTATCTCAAAAAATATAGTTAATTGTTGTGGTTGTTCAAATCCTTTAAGTTTTAACAAAGGTGACTTAATAGGTAAATCTAGTATTGAGGTAATTGAACCTAATCATATTAAAGATTGTCATGGTAAAATAAAATCAATATTTAAATGTCCTAAATGTGAAAAACCATTTGAATCCTTAAATACTTTAGTTCGAAACAACTATGTAAGACATTGTGGGTGTGATAAATTTGTTTCTAATCCTGAAAGGGAAGTTAGAGATTTTATCCAAGAAATTTATGACCATGAAATAGTTACAAATAGTAAAGCTATAATAAATAATAGAGAGTTAGATATATTTTTACCTCAAGCTAATTTAGCAATAGAAGTTAATGGATTATATTGGCATAACAGTGAAGAGAAGGAAACAACTTATCATTTAGATAAGACGAATAGATGTAAGGAATTAGGTATTGACTTAATTCATATCTTTAGTCATAACTGGACAAATAAACAAGATATATGTAAAGATATAATAAAGAAAAGATTAAATATAGTTGATAAAAAGATTTATGCAAGAAAATGTGAAATAAGAGAACTAAGATTTAGTGAGGTTGATACTTTCTTAGAAGAGAATCACTTACAAGGTAGTGTAAAATCAAAGATAAATTTAGGATTATATTTTCAAGATGAATTAGTTAGTCTTATGACTTTTGGAAAACCAAGAAGTAAATCTAATTATGAATTTGAATTATATAGATTCTGTAACAAATTAGGAACATCAGTAATTGGTGGAGCTAGTAAGTTATTAAAGTTTTTTGAGATTAAATATAACTATCCAAGTTTACTTAGTTTTTGTGATATATCAGTTTTTAATGGAGAATTATATTATAATTTAGGTTTTGAATTGTCACACCAATCTAAACCAAACTATTTTTATTTTCAACAAGGTAGAGAAAACATAGTATATAGTAGAAATAAATTTATGAAACACAAACTTAAGAATGAGTTAGATAACTTTGACCCTGACTTAAGCGAATATCAAAATATGCTCAATAACAAATATTTAAGATATTATGACTGTGGTAATTTTGTTTTTACAAAGAATATAAAAAAGGATTAATAGATAATGAAAATTAAACATTTAGAAAAAGCAACAAACTCTATTTATGGTTATACATTTAATGGAGATGAGCAAGAGGTTAAAGATGATATTGGTAAGAAATTAATATCAGAGTTTCCACAATGGTTTGAGGATGTTACACCTGCCGTAGTAAAAGAAGATACAAAGAAGCCTACTAGAAAGTCTACTAAAAAAGTAGAAGAGTAAGGATTCTTATGTTATCATTTACAGATTTCAAACTTAGTGTAGGATTAAAGGATGATGATAGAGATATAGAATACGCTTCAATATTAAGAGGATTAATACAAGAACTTTATACTATTTATGGTATAGCTTTAGATAAGGATATGAAAACTAATACTGAAACTATAACTGTAATTTTTGATACACCAATAACACTCGCTTATAAAAATATAGAAACCTTTTCTATACCTAATTTTGAGGAGGGAGTTGATTACACGATTGATAAGACAGAAGGTATCCTTATAGTTAATTCAAGTGGGTCAATACAAGAACAAGATTATGAGGTTACTTATGACTACTATATTTTTATAAACGAGTCAAACCAAATAATTTTGACAAGAGAACCTATTGAAAAGGAAACAGTATACTATATTGATGTAAACCCGTTTAAAATAAACTATATCCAATATAATGGTACAAGATTGATTGAGAACGTTGATTATGTTTTATTGGGTAATAAAGTTATATTTTTATCAGCTTTTACTAATTTATATACACCTATCATATTTAATTTGACAGTTGGGTATGAAATAGTACCTTATGACTTAAAACAAGCCTTTTACGAATTGGCTCAGTATAGAATGGATAGAAGAAACCTTAAAGTTGATTTAATTTCAAGAATTGAGGATGACAATGGTACTTCAACATCATACAGAAAAGATAGTATTCCAAAACATATAAAAGATATTTTTTATAATTATATGGGTAGAAGATTAGCTTTTAGTTAAATAGCTAATAAGGAGTTACTATGGCAAGAGGATTAGTTAATCTAAAAAAGCTTATAACAGCTAAAACTGAAAAGATATTCCTTAGTAAGGTTAAAAGCTTTATAAGAGATTTAAATATAAATACTATGAAAATAAAAAGCATTATGAAACTATTTTTAGCGAATAGAGCAGTTAATGATGGTAATACAAACTTTCCACATTTTAGGACAGGAAACTTAGCTGAAAACTTAATTAATATACAAGTAGAAAAATTCGATAGAAAAAATATAAATAAAACAAAAGATACATTGAAATATAGTGTCAAAGTTACCTCGATTTTAGATGGAGGAATTAATAATAGTAATTATTCAAAAGCTACCGTAAAGTCTCCAAAAGGGTTTGCGTATGCTAATTATTTAAATTATTATAATCCCAAATACAAAGGATATTATGATAGATTACAAGATGTATTTATTGATAAATTAAAAGAGGAGATTAGTAGATGAGAACTATTCCTACAAAAGCACCTTTACTAGAATTAGAGGCAATACTTAAAGATATGGATATTTTTGATAATATAGAATTAGATGAATTAGTTTCTATTGACCAATGGAATGGGGACTTGTCATGTTATCTTGTTATAGACGGTTCAGTACAAAGACCTAATGGAAATATAGTTACAGGTATTGAGGAATATGATAGGGAATTATTAGTTAATATATATATTAATATTGACTTAACTAAGTATGAAAAATTATATCATTTAGATTTAGTTGATAGTATAGAATCTAAAATACTTGATGACTTAGCTTTATGGAATTATGTAAATGATAGGGAAATATTTGGAAGTGTTTGGGGCATAACTAAAGAAAATAAGAAACAAGGTAAAATTATCTGTTCTCTTTCTTTCAGAAGTTGTGGAATATAAATAAAATATAAATAAAAATTGAAAGGAAAATAATGCCTTTATTAAAGAAATTATCACAGATTTATGTAGCGGACGAGGTAACATCAGGACAAGGTAAAGCATCTGACGCTGACTTCACATCAGATAATACTACTGCTAATTTAATTGCAGGTACACAAACAGTTAATGCTTCAATCGTTGAGGCAGTTGTAGGGGCTACTAATGCTACTGTTGGGAATTTATATAGATTCTTAGGAGCTTCTGATGAGACTGTTAATTTAACTTCTGAGGATTTTTCAGTTACGACTAGATGGGCTGATTTAGGAACACCATGGGAATCAACTGATAGAATCTTATTACAAGGGGATTCATCAATCAGTACAGATATTGCTACTATTGAAAGAGATAATATTAATGGGTCATACTTTAGTTGTCCATCATTAAGTGGGTCAGAGTCAACAAGTGGTTCGTTAAATTCAGAGTTAGCAATATCTCCTATCATAGGAACGGAAAAAGGTCAAGCTTCAAGTCACTTATTATTAAAAAATGCTTTAGGTAAATACGTTCAAGGTGGAGCTAATGTTTCAGGAACAACTATTTCTGAAGTTGCAGTTGATACTGGGGCTTATGATTTATATAGACCTGCTAGAATTGGTGAGGCTATTGGAAGATTAGCACTTAGAGCCGTTCATGGTGGAAGTGATTTAAACATTGTTGATTGTGGTGGAGTAGTTGTGAATACAGCTTCATTAACATTAACAGCAGGAGAACTTGCTACATTATCTTATGATATTGGTGGAACAAACTTCTTCTTAAGAGAGGGTGATACTGTTGCTTCTACATCATTAGGTTGTGGTGGAACACCTTTTGTAATTAAGAAAGCTGTATTCTCTTTATCAGATGGAACAGTTATTAAAGCAAGTGACGTAACAATTACTTTTGGTAATGATATTACAGATAGAGGATTCTTACAAGATTCAGGTGTATCAGATAAAGTTACAACTGGAAAATCTGCTGAAGTTTCATTCAACAAAGATAAAGTAAATCAGGATGACTTAAAGAAATTTAAAGGTAATGAATCTATTAGTTTATATATTAAGTTAGTAAACTCTAATGGAAACGAGTTCCATATTTCTTACCCATCATTACAATACACTGCTGTTGGTGGGGGAGATGATAATGGAATCTTAACTGATGATATTACTTTAAGAGCTAATGTTGATGCTAATGGAAACGCATTATATATTGCAACTAAGATTTAATTCTAAGACATTTTAGGCAGGGTTTCCTGCCTAATGTTTTTTATAAAGATTATATATTACATAGTTTCTATAAAAAACATTTAAAACACTAAATCAATAAAAAGGGATTACATGAAAAAAACAGAAATGGAAGTTAATGAGATAGTTACACTTGACTTAACAAAGGAATATGATTTCATTCCAAAGGCACAAAGAGGGAAAGAGAAAGCTAGGGTTTATTACTTTAAAGGTATCCCTAATAGAAAGTTAGCACAATTTGAAAGTAACATAAATAAGCTTTTCTTTCAAGAAAATGCTGTTATTATGAGAAGTTCAGAAATCTATTTTGAGATTGCCTGTGCATATATCTCTAATATTGAAAACTTAATTATCAATGGTAAAGCCATAGATTTTAATAAATTAGAGGAACAAGATAAGAACAACTTATTTGATACTTTATCTTTTGATGAGTTACAAGAAGTAGGTGAATACATTTTTACTATTAGTAAATTTCCTGAACTATTAAAGGTAAAACTGGGAAAGCAATAGCTGTCTATTTCTCTAAAGAGTTTGAGGGTTGGGATTGTTCTAACTGTAATAATGAACAGAAAAAAATAAGATGTTGTACTAATAAAGAGTATAAAGATATAGTCTATAAAGATTCTAAGGAAAAAGCTTTCTACAAAGAAAACTTTGACCCAAAGACTATATCAGATTATACTTTTACAGAGTGTCCGTTAGGAACTCTTGACTATGCTTTATTACAAGAGGCTATTGATTCTCATAGCTTTTATGAGGATGGGTATCTTCCTAACGAGGGTACTATTCTCGACCAATCAAGGTTTTTTATAGAGGGAAGTAGGATGGTAAAAAATGCCATAGCAAAAAAAGAAAGGGAAGATATGAAAAAGGCTATAAGTAAAGATTAAGTATTTAAATATACAATATTATATTACTTGTAGCCTTTTTTTTTACAAAAAATTTTATAAAGGATTAACATGGCAGATAGAGAAGAAGTTATAATTGACCTTACTCTTAATAAACAAAGGCTTGACAATGCTTTTAACAAGTTAGAAAAATCTGTTACTTCCCTTGAACTGAGTGCTAGACAAAGTTTGGAATCAATACAGAAGTATCCAAGTGTTTACTCAAAAGTTACGGAACAAGCTGATAAGTTAAAAAATATACATGAACAAATACAAAAAGTGAGTGCTGATACTACGCTTACAGATAAGAGAAGAAAAGAAATAACTACACAGTTATCTATTGAATATACTAAAATAAAAAATGAATTAGGAAGTATAAATTCTATTGCTAATCAAGCAAAAAGAATTGATAAAGAAAGGGTTATCTCGGCTAGTGCTTTAGTTGAAAAATATAAAGAAGCTGTTAGACAAGCGGAGTACATGAAAGGTTCTTTTTCTGAATTAGGAGGAAAACAAAACCTTAACACTTTAGATAACTATATCAAGCAACTTAAAGGATTACAAAGTCAATCTCAAAGTATGGTAGGATTAGATATTACTGACCCTAAGAATATTTCAAAGTTAAATGATTTAAATAATAAGTTAGGTGAAACTAAGTCAAGAATTGGGGACGTTAAATCTGCTTTAGAGGTTGATGCAGGTGGCTTAAATGTGGGTAATATTGTTAAAAGAGCTGTTGCCTATACTGCTTTATTCCAAGCCATATCTTTAGTTACACAAGGGTTAGGAGCTATGGTAAGACATACTCTTGAAGCTGAACAAGCAGGAATAACTTTAGCTGTACTTCTTGATACAACAAGAGAAAAAGGTGTAGCTTTAGAAAGCCAATTAATATCTTTATCATCTGAATATGGACAACAACTAACTGCTATTAATAATGTTGCAAAGGAATTAGCAAGAGCAGGTGTTGCATATAGAGATGTAGCTGAAGCTACTGAGGTGGTTAATAAACTAGCCCTACTTACAGGGGATACTATTGAAAGTTCTACTGGAGCTATTGTTTCTTTCATGCAAGTTTTTGGTAAAGACCAAATGGGTAAAGTTGTAATGACTGTGGATGAGCTTGGAGCTAAATTAGCTAACTTAGCCAATGTTTCTAAACTTAATACAGAAGATATTAATATTATCGGAAACTATGCTTTATCAAGTGCAAAATCAGTAGGATTAACTATTGATGCTTTTACTGCTTTATCAGCTAGTATGTCTAACACTGGTAAAAAAGCTTCAACTATTGGTACAAATATAAGAAGATTTAGTGAGATTCTTAATGAGGATAATAACAAAGTTGTTGCTTTCTTTGATAGAATAGGAGTTAATCAAAAAGAATTAGCAAGGAATATTTCTAAAGGTGGTGAGGAATCAAATAAAGCTTTAAAAGGATTCTTACAAGATATAAATAGATATTCAACTCAAGCATTTACACAAGCTTTAGAAGGTACTGACACATTAGTAAGAGATACTTTACAATCGTTATTTATCGCAAGTGATTCTATCCAAAAAGAGCTTGATAAATCTTTACAAGTAGATAACACTGCCTTAGATAAGGCAAAAGAGATTACTGAATCTATGGCAATTACTTGGGCTAAACTAGGAAATAATATCCTTGAAAGGGTTACACCTGCTGTAGAGGGATTAGGAATGTTAATTACTGATGTAATTGCTAATCCACTTAATAGTTTATTTGAGAGGTCTAAAGGAGGTATCACTACGGTAAGATTCTTTACTAATATCAAAGATGAAGTTAATAGTGTTGGTATAGCTTTAGGAAGTATAAAAAATCAATTAAATGATTTATATACTGGACAAGGTGAATCTTTTGATAAAGAGTATACAAAAGTTACGGATAACATAAAAAATAAAGTTAAAGAAATATCTATCCTTCAAAAAGATATGTTAAAAGATAATAAAGATGCTTTTGGTACTATTGAATATGTAGAGTTAGAAGCTTATAGAAAAGAATTAGAAAATATCCTTTCAATTATAAAAAGTCCTGAACATACTAAGATTATGGAAAGAGCTTTCACATTAAAAGAAGCTCAGAAAGAAAGTGAAAAATATTTAAAACAAATTGAAGCTTTAACTAAACTTATTGAGAATGGTGGTGATATTAGTGAGAGAGCTTTAAAATCAGCTCAGGATGAGATTTCTAAGTTAGGGATAAAATTCTCTGAAACACAAGGAAAGATAGAATCAGCTACGGATACAGGAGTAGAAGGTTTTGATAGAATTGACGGAATAGTTAGAAAACTATCAGGGGAAACTCTTTCACAACTTGACTCTAATCTTAGTATAATAAAATCTTCACTAAGAAGTGTATCAAGAGAAGGATTAAAGACTATTGAGAATCTTCTTAAAACACAAAACTTTGACATTGATACTCAAATATCAAATTCAGTTATTGAGTTAAGGAATAGTTTAACTGGAAAGATAGACGATAATTTCTTAAATCAAATATTAGATGATTCAAAACCTTTAGGAGATAGATTTGTAGTATTACAAACTAAACTACAAGAATTAAGGAAAACAAACTCTGAAGAGAACAAAGATGAATTAGCTACTTTATCAAAAGCTGAAGCATTTTTTACAACTGCTATTACTGCTAAAGCAAAACTAACTACACAAGAAAAAGAGATAAATAATCTTAAATTGGATAATGCAAAGATTGAAGCTGAGATAGCACAGACTGAGAAATTTTTAGTGTCAGGTAAATATAGTAGAATATCTGAATTAAAAAATAGGGTAGAGTTAGCTAAGCAATCTTTAACTTTAGCAAGTCAAAATATCGTAACTTTAGAAGATGAAAAAAGATATAATGAAGCTAAGTTGAAAGTTTTACAAGCTGAGAAAAATCTTAAAATTGCTGTTCAATCTCAAAATGAAAAAAATATTAGAAGTAACGCTTCAGCTTTTGAAAAAGAAAAGAAAACTTTACAAGATATTGCTGACGCAAGAGAAAAGTTAGCAATAACAATCCAAAAGCAATATAGTGGAGAAGAAGGTAAAAGGACTGACTCTCAAAAACTTGATGCTTTATATGAACAGTTATTTGTATTAGAACAACAAAAAGATACATTAGCTTTATCTAATAAAACAGAACAGAGTAAATTAGATGTTATAAATAATGAAATAGAAATTCAGAAAGTAAGGAACTCTATTACTAAACAAGAAGAGCAAATGAATCAGAAGAATCTTGATTTATATAATTCTTATTCTAGTAAAGTAGAGGAAGATATAATAGCCTTACAAATTAAGTTAGGACTTAAACGAGAAGAAAGTGAATTAGAGAAAAGAATTAGAGAAATCAAATCAAGTAATCTTGATGAGACTCAAAAGAATAATCTAATAGCACAATTACAACCTTTAAAAGATATAGAGAGTAAACACGTTGGAATCAATAAAGCAATAATAGAATATTCTAATACAATCCCTAACATAAATGAAGCTTGGGAAAATATCACAAAAGGTGGGTTATCTTCTGCTAATTCAGCCATGGTTGAATTTTTTGATATTACTAGTGAAGGCTTTATGGATATGGAAAAATTAGCTAGTTCTGTTCTTAGTAGTATATTAAAACAGTTAATCCAAAACCTTATAGTAGCTCAGATTATGAGAGGATTAATGCAAGTATTTGGTGGAGGAGGGGGTTCTAGTAGTACAGATATAATAGGTACTAATACTGGAGCTAATGCTAACTTTACTAATATAGGTATTAGTAAAAATAAAAATGGAGGGGAACTTCCTATAATGAATTATGCTAACGGAGGATTATTAACTGGTGGTTCAGGCATTAGAGATGACTTATACTTAGGTTCAGCTAGTGGCTCCCATGTGTTTGCTATGGGTGGAGAGTATATTACAAAGAAATCTAGTGTTAATGGTAATACAAGAGACACACTAAACTATATTAATGAGACTGGTACAGTCCCTAATAATGGAAATAATGTAGTTGTAAATAGTCCTATAAAAATTAATGTAGAAAATCAATCAGGAACACCTATTGAAGCTGAGATGATTGAACAAATAACTAAGTCACAAGGTAATGATGAGGAAAGAGTTATAAATATTATATTAAAGAGAATGAGTACGGATGCTTCATTCAGAAATATGGTTAGAGGGGGAAGATAATGGCAAACTTTGATATACTTAAAATAGAGAAAGTTAAGTCAAAAGATTTAGATACAGCAATTAAATCAGATAGTGCTAATGGTTTAGTAAAAACAAGACTTCCTTACACAAAAATAAGGAAACAATTTACTTTAACAATACCTATCAGTTCAGAGGAAGAACAACAAGAGTTACAAGACTTATATGATGTAGTAAGAACAGTAACTCCCTTTGTTTGGAATCATCCTACTAAAAAAGATATAAATGGTAATCCTATGCAATATACTGTTAGATTTAATGGGCCAGTAGAAATTGAACAAGACGGTACAAGAAAGGGACATTATAATATAGCCCCTCTTGTGTTAGTGGAGGTATAAAATGCCTATTCCATTAATACAACCTTTAATAGAGGAAAAGAATAAAATAAGTCAGGAACAACCTTGGTTGGTATTCCTGACTTTAACAAATGTAGCAAAAGACCTTACTTTAAGACTTGTTAGAAATACTGAGAATATAACTTATAAAGGAGAGGAATATATTGCTTTTCCTTTTGAAATAGATTCTATTCCTGAAGCAACTAAAGGAACAATACCAACACTTGCTTTAAAAGTTAGTAATATTGATAGACAAATCCAAGCCTATGTAGAACAAGATGCAACGTTTGGAAGTGGATGGGAGGTTGTATTATCTCTTGCCCATATAAGCCAATTAAATGGTACAGTTATACAAGACGAAGTTGCTGAGATTGAGAGTGTTTGGGAAAGTATAGACGTAACTGCTGATGATTCTTATTTAGTAATTAATCTAGGTGTTCAAAACCCTATGCTAATACAATTCCCTAGACAGAAATTCTCAGGAGGATTTTGTCAAAGAAGTTTTAATGATGGACAAGGTTGTCCTTACGATACTGAGGGTGTAGGGTTAGGGCATACTTCATGTAAAAAAACATTAGCACAATGTAAAGAAAGATTTGATGTTAATAGAGTAAATGAATTTAATGAAAAAATAGGATTACCTTTCTTAGCGTTTAATGGTATTGAAACGAGAGGTATCTATAATGCGTAAAATTGATAGTAAGAATCTTGATTATTTAAAATATCTTGGTGTACCATTTAAATTTGCAGGAAATAGTATAGAAGAAGGATTTGATTGTATCAACCTTTGTTGTGCTGTTGCTAAGGATAGAGGTATATTAATGCCAAATATAAATCATCAAAGATATAATTTAGATACTCATCATTTAAAAATGATAGAAGTAAAAAATATGAAAAATATGTGGGAAAAAGTAGAGCCACAGCCTAACGTTTTAGTTGTATTTAAAATTAATGGATTAATAAGACACGTTGGTTTTATGCTTGACGATTTACAGTTTATTCATATTATGGAAAAAAGTAAAGTTACAGTTGAAAAAATAAACTCGTTACAATGGAGTAAAAGAGTTGAAGGTTTTTATAAATACATAGGCAATGTCCAACATATAGATTAAAGGAGACAAATGAGTAAGAATACAAAACAAGCAAATGAAATTGTACTAGATTTAAAGAAGGAAGATAATAAAGTTTCCTTTGGTACAGTATTATTTACTCATATAGAAAATCCATTCGATATTCAAGGAAGTACCAAAAGATATACAGATATTCATGGACAACCTTTATCAAAATATCTACCTCAGTTCAATATGGGTATGAAATATCAAATAACGATTAATAATAAATTTGTTGATGAGGATTTTAATCCTGAGAAATATATAGTACAACCTTATGACGAGATTAGATTTACTCCTATACAAATGGGGGGAGATGGTGGAGGTAAACAAATAGCAGGAATGGTTGCTATGGTTGCCTTAGCATTCGTTGCCCCAATGGCAGGAGCATACTTAGCAACTGGGGCTTGGTCTACGGCGGGGCTTACTGCTTTATCAGGAATGACATTATTCTCAGGTATCGCATATACGGTGGGAATAATGGTAGCAGGGTCTTTACTGATTAATTCTATTATGACTCCAAATGTTGATACTAGTATGGGAACAGTTGAAACAACTTCAAATACATATTCTTGGACTGGAGTTGAAACTAATAGAAATATTAATACAGTTATTCCCATTTTATATGGAACTCATATATTAGGTGGGACTGTTATTAATAATAGATTTTATTATGATGAAGATAATGATTGGATAGGAATACAATTAGCTTTATGTCAAGGAAAGATTGAGAAAATAAAAGAGGAACATATTTATATCAACGATAATACATATTCATCATACTTAAACGAGGAAGAGAGTGAAGATATTTATTATGAATATAGGGAAGGTACTCATAATCAAAGTATTATGTTAGGATTTGATGATAGTATTTATAATAATATAGCTGTAGCAAGAAAATTAACTTACAATGAGCCTTACACATTTCAAACAACTTCTACTAATGTTAATTATTTTAGAGTACACTTTGAATTTCCAAAAGGTTTATACACAATGGATAAACAAGGAAATAAATCCTCTGCTGAAGTTGAAGTTAAACTTGAATATAGAAAAGTGGGGGATGCTTCGTGGAATGATTTTACCCTTTTAATTCCTAACTATATAACACAATATAGATATGAATATTTTAGCCTAGGATATGGAAATAAAGTTATATGGGCAAATGAAGATAAATCTTATATTGATACTGGATTAACGGATTATTCTGGATTTGAAATTTATGCAAGAAGAAGAGGTGGGACTAGGATTGTAATTGATGAGGAAAATCCTGAGATAGTTAGTAATATTATTACTTTCTCTAATAGTTCTAGTACAGCTTATAAAATATTTTATGAACCTTATAGAGATTTAAACACGCCATTACCTTTAGAAGCAGGACAATATGAGTTTAGAGCCACTAGACTAACAGAGCCTCCTTATGACGACAATGGTGAAGTCTATGAGGATGACCCTTATAATCAAAATACTTGTTATATCAGGTTGTTAGAGGAAATTGAAACAACAGATTTAAATTATGGCGGGATTGCTTTATTAGGTTTAAACATTAAAGCAACTGACCAATTATCTAATAGTAGACCTAATTTTGGAGTAATTGCAACTAGAAAAGATTTAGAGTTTTCTTTTGGTAATAGACCATCAGATAACCCTGCTTGGGTTTGTTATGATATTTTAACTAATCCTGATTACGGAATGAGGTTATCTGAAAGTAGTATAAATTTAAAAGAGTTTGAAAGATGGGCTAGTTTTTGTGAGGAAAGTACCACTCTTTCTAATTATGCTACTAATACTTTAACAGTTCCAAATAATAATCTTATTAAATATTATTTAGAATCAACAAATACTTATGTGGATGTTGTACCATATTTAACATTAAATGCGGTAACAATACCTAACCTTACTTTGAAAAATATTGATAGAGATTTATCTACATTATCTATACAAGGATATAGAAATGGCGTAGAGACTACGTTTGGAGTATCTGATATAGTTTTTATTGAGGAATATTTTGACGCTAATAATTTCTTAATGCTTAAGATTGGATTTAATGGAGTATTAAAACCTAATGAGACTATTCACATGGATTTACATTATGGTAGGATTTCACCTAAATTAGCTTTTAACGGGGTATTAGATACTACTAGTGATGTTTGGAATACATTACAAGAGGTTGCTCAGGTAGGAAGAGGTCAGATAATTCTTCAAGGAACAAAATATTCAGTTATATTTGATGAACCTAAATTAGTAACTGGACTTTATAACTCAGCTAATTCAAAGAATGTACAAGTAAACTATATTGGTAGAACTGACGTAGCTAATGAGATTGAAATTACGTATACGGATAAAGATATAAATTATGAAATGAATGTTGTTTCTATTCAAGATTCTGATGCTACAGCTTCTAATGCAAGAAGTAATAAAACTTCAAAACAAGTAAAAGGGATTACATCTGGGGAAGAAGCTTTAGTTATGGGTAGATATCTGTTAGCTACTTCAAAATTCTTAAGAAAGGTAGTTACTTTTGACGCTGATATTGAGGCTATAACTCAAACTGTGGGTGATTTAATAGCGTTACAGACTGACGTTACTCAATATGGTAAGGGTGGATTAATCACTAAAGTTTTTGGGGGATTTATCACTTTAGATGATACTGTTACTCTTGAAAAAGGTAAAACATATTCTTTAAAAATTAAAAGTCATAAAACAGATGAAATAATTGATTATGAATTTATAGCACAAGATACTAATCCTAATGAAACTTTAACTTTTGATAGATTTCCTAATACACAAGTAGGTACATTAACTTTTGATGACTTTACAATAATTGTTGATTTTGAAAATGAACAATATCTTGAAACAAATATGATATATATAGAAAATGGGTATAGTATTGAAGTAGAGGATAGATACTCTTTTGGTGAGAAAAATAGTGATTCATTACTTTGTACTATAACAGATATTTCTAGGGAGGGAGACTTAACTAGAAAGATTACCGCTATTGAATATAATGAAAGTATATTAGATTTCGACTATGACAATGATATATTACAAAGAATAGAACCTACTTTAAAATTAAAGAATGAGTTATCTAACTTAGTAATAACTGATAGGTTAGTTAAACTAAGTAGTAACCAAACGGTTGCAATGTTAAGTTTATCATGGGATTCAAAAACAAGTGGTTATTATAATATATATTTACTTGAAAATGGATTTAAAAATTACCTAGCTACAAATATCAGAAGTAATAGATACGAATATCCTGCGGTAGATTTATTTCCTGAAATACCTTATGATATATATATTGAGGACGCTGAGGATTCAGGAATAGTTATAAAACAAAATTATACTATAACTTCATTTTCATCTCCTCCTGACGATATAGAATCTTTTACAATTACACCTCTAATTGATTCATTAAGGATTGACATATCATATCCTAATAAACCTTTAGATTTTAGTTATTATAAAGTATTATATAATTCACAAGAAATTACTAAATCACTATCAGAAACTATTGAAATTCCTGCAAGATTAGGTAGTCAAGAATTTCAATATACGGTTATAGCGGTAGATACTATAAAAAAAGAAAGTAACTCTTTAACAAATTCAATAACTATTGAAAAACCTGATATTGATAATATTACTTATACTATTGAGGGAGAATATGTTAGATTAGAATTTAATGCTTTAAAAGGTAGCTATGATTTAGATTACTACGAGGTTACTTATAATAACATAACACATACAACTAAAGAAAATTTTATTGATATCTTAGCTGATTGGGTTGGAGATAATATTATAAGTGTAGTAGTTTATGATAGAGTGGGTAACATTTCAGATGAAAATAATGTAACAATTAATGTAACTGTACCACAAGTTAAGAATCTAAGTACTAGCATTGAGGGTAAGGAATTAGTTATCTCGTGGACTCCACCAACAACTAATATGAATATTGATTATTATGAAATTGAATATGACTCAGTTATTAATAAAACAAAATCTAATACTTTCAGGTTGCCAGTTTATTGGAATGGTTCAAAACAGTTTTCTGTTAAAGTAATAAACACTTTAGGTAATTATAGTCAAACTCTTTCTACTACGGTAAACATATCAACACCTATTATAAGTTTTTTACAAACTGAGGTTATTGATAATAACGTATTATTTAGATGGGAGGGTGAACAAGGGTCATTACCTATAGATAACTACTTATTATATAAAGGAAACGATGTAAATAACCTTACTGTTATTGGTAAAAAGAATGGGACATTTACGACAGTATTTGAAAATGAGGCAGGAACTTATACTTATTGGTTAAGTGCTATTGATAGTGCAGGAAATGAGGGAACTAAATTTAAAGTATCTACTATTGTTTCAGAGCCCCCTGACTATGTTTTAAATAGACTTTGGGAAAGTGATTTTAGTGGAACAAAAAATAATGCGAAATTAGATAATGGGAATCTTTATATCCCTATTAATACTACGGAATCTATACAACAACACTTTACTAATAATTCATGGACATCCCCACAAGACCAAGTAAATGCAGGTTACGATTTATGGGTTGAACCTTTTGAATTAAATGGTTATTATGAGGAAGTTTTTGATTATGGAGCAACCTTAGCAAGTTCTCTTGTAACGATGGTTATTGATACAACAACTATTCAAGGGTCTCCAAGCTTAAGTACAACTATTTCAATAAGTCCTGATGGAATAACATATACAGATTATACTAACCAATATCAAGTCTATGGTACAGGATTCAGATATGTTAAAATTAGATTAGACGTTAGTGGAACAGATAGCTTACTAGAAATATCACAGTTATCTGTTAAGTTAGATTCTAAAATAAAAAATGATAGTGGGAGTGGGACTGCGGTTAGTACAGACGTTGGGGGTACAACTGTAACGTTTAATAAATCTTTTGTTGATATTACATCTATTACTGTAACACCAAATAGTACAATACCAATGTATGCTATTTATGATTTTAAGGATATACCAAATCCAACAGAGTTTAAGGTTTTACTTTATGATAACACTGGAACAAGAGTGAGTGGCAATTTTAGTTGGTCAGCAAGAGGTTATTAAAAATAAAAAAAATAAAAGTTATGAAAGTTATAATTAAGGAGATTTAATGGCAGATTTTAATAATCCTATATTAACCTCAACTTATTCAGATATGGTTGATGAGTTAAAGAATAGGGATATAGATTCAATAAAATGGTTAGATGGTACAAGTAGTACCAATCTACCTACGGGAGCAAAAAGATGGAATGCTACTAATTCCTACTTTGAGAAATTTGATGGGACTACTTGGTCTCCTTTAGTTGCTAAATATTTAATAAATGTAGACCAACTTGATGGATGTTCTGTAAATGACAATGGTAATACTTCTACTGATTTATGGACAGCTTCAAAAATCACAAACTTACTAAATACTAAATTAAATACAACAACATACACAGCTAGTGATATTCTTAACAAATTAAAAACAGTGGATGGCTCAGGAAGTGGGCTTGATGCGGATTTACTTGATGGAAAAAATGCTAACACTGGAAGTGTAGGTAACACTGTAGTAGTAAGAGACGCAAGTGGTAATTTTAGTGCTAATCAAATCACAGCTAGTTTAATTGGAAATGCAAATACAGCTACTACTGCTTCAAGACTAACTACTCCTAGACAAATTTTATTATGGGGCGACGTTGATGGTTCATTTGTATTTGATGGCTCAGGAAGTGTGAATGTAGACGTAATTGTATCATCAGTACAAAACTTAAACCCATCTGTATTTGCATTCCCTAATACTTTAACTACAAGAGATAATTCAGGAGATATTACAACTAGATTATTTAAATCTACCTCTACAGTGGAAAATACTGATATAAATTATATAATGACACAAGTTGACAAAGGGTCTTTGGATGGTAGAATTATGCCTAGTTCATTAGGACAAGTAGTCGAGGCTATGAACGTACCCCAGAAAACTTCTAACCAAGTTTTACATCCAACTGACGCTTTAAGAAGTGATAATAGGTTTCTTTATTTACATAAAGGAGATGGTACGCTTGAATATATAGATTTAGCTGTGTCTTTTACACAAGCACAGAATGGATATCAGAAGTTACCTAGTGGATTAATTATACAATGGGGGAATGCTCAAATAGACTCAAGTGGTATTGTAAATAGTTCAGGGAGCAATACTTTACCTTGGAATCTAGCTTTCCCAACTGGTTGTGCTTGGGCGATAGGTAATAGCCTAAACTTGGATACTACTAGTAATTTAACTTCTACAAATCCTATATCAGATTGGAAACCAAGTGGATGGGAGAATTTAAATCCTGCAGGTTCAGGTACTTATGCTTGGATAGCAATAGGTTATTAAGGGGTAATTATGAAATATGGACATATAGAAAAAACAACAAATAAATTAATAGGTTGGTATGATAAGGATATTCACGATAATATCCCTGTACCTAATATTGAAATAACAGATGATGAACATAACGATTATATTAATGAAGGAGTTAATTACTATAATCATCTTACAAAGAAATTTGAGAAAAAAGACTTTAGCACTCTACAGGATAAGATTAAAGATAAATTATATAATTTAAAAATTAAAACAGAAAAAGAAATTTACCCTATGCCTTCACAAGCCTTAGATGTTGAATGGGTCGGAGGATATGAATCAGCCCAAATGCTTAATGCGAAAAGGTTAATGTGTTTAGAATTAGGATTAGATACTTGTACCTTTACCGATTGTAATGACGAGGATTGGGATTTAAGTCTTGATGAAGCTAAAGTTGTATGTTTAAAAGTTGCTTCTGACTTTGAAAAAAGAAGGGCTGAGTACAAACAAAAAAAGAGATTAATTGAGTCTTGTTCAACTTTAGATGAATTACAGACTATAACTCTTTAATCATAAGAAAGGATAATCATGGCAATAACAATCCCTGATTTTAATACTAATGCACAGATTACGGGTCAGACTCTTATTAATCAAGCTGATGAACAATTAAATATTTATATGACTGATGGTAAAAACTATCTTGAGAATATATCTTCATTAATTGATTCATACAATGATGCTATGTTAGTAACTTATCAAAATCAAATAAATCTAGCCATAAATAATATGCAAGTTGAAGTTGATAATAAGATTGATGAATTATTAAGCGTAAACCCTGACGGGACTTATTATACTAAATCAGCTATTGATGCTAAGTTTGCAGATGAAACAGAAGAGATAGATAATAAAATTCAAACAAAATGCTTAGAAGATTTTCTAGGTTTTAATTTTTAGGAAGGTAAAAAAATGACAACAATCACAAGTTTAAAACAAAGAGCTGAAGAACTGATAGAACTAGCTACTTCTTTAGATGATCTAGCTTATTTAGTAAAATCTTTAGTTTCTACATCATCTTTAGATTCAAATATAAGTTCAAAAATATATGAAAAAACAGAAGAGTTAAAAGCAACTTCGAGCGCAAAAGAAGTTGCATATCTTATGAAAGCGCTTGAAGGTGCAAGCGATATCTATGACAATGATATTTATAGGCTAGGAACACCTGGACAAATTGGCTTTGGTGTTGCAGTTTGTCCAGATGAGTTCTTACCTGATGGGTTAATTGGCCTAAGCGGATACAAAGATATAGCAAGTCCTAACTATGGAAATTATATTGACTCAAATGGGAGCATATTAGTTTATATTCCAAAATGCTACTACAAATATGTGGGAAATGAAATTTACTTTTCTGATAGACCATTAAGCGGATATGTCTTAGAAAGAGCATTTATAAATGCTGGAGCTGAAAAAAATGGAATTTTTGTTTACAAAACTAGCGGTGTAAATCTAAATGGAGTTTTTGGCTCAAAACAATTTTACCCACCGTTATCAACTGGAAGTGTAAATAATCCTATTTCACAATTAAATGGTTCTCCTGGTAATAGAAATGGAGGTCTATATGAAGCAGTTAAAACAGCAGGAGCTTCATATTTTCAAGCAACAATATTTGTCTATACAATGCTAGCAAGATTAGCAAAAGCTCATGGTCAAGCTGCAACTTCAACAGCTGCTTGTGCCTACATAGATGTAAATCCAAAAATGCCTAAAGGTAATTTAAACAATGCACTAAGAGATGTAAATGATTCAAGCGTAACTTTTGTGTCAAGTGTCTATTTAAACTGTGCATTAACTGGAAGTGGAGAACCTTTTGCAAAAACAACACACAATGGTCAAGATAGCGGTATTGCTGATTTGACTGGGAATATGTGGGAAGTTGCTAGTGGCTTTATAAGCGATGCAAATGGATTTTTAGTATTAAAAGAAAGCGTTGATATTACTTCAATTATGAATGATAATACTACACAAGGTGCAGGTGGAGCATATGATATAGACTTATATGATGTGATTGATATTTCTGATGTAGCAGGTGGGACTTATCTTGGTAACGGGAGTGAAACTGTATTTGGTATGAGTACAGATAGAGCAAGCGATACATACAAAAGAACCTCTATTGGAATCCCACTGGCAACTGGAGTTAGTAAAAGTGGAACTACTGAATTTGGTAATGATTCTCTATATATATACTTAAGAAATGAAATAGTTTGCCTAGTGGGTGGCTATTATAGTAGCCCTTCGTATGCCGGTCCTTTTTGCATGAATCTGAGCGGTGTCCGTACTTACTCGAGCTACCATGTGGGTGGTCGTGCCTGCTTGTATGCACTGTAGTAGTGAGTGGTAACGAACGATAAAAAGTAAAGGAAGTAAGTAAAATGGGAATTCATAGTGAAGCTATACTAAATAGAAAGCTATTGATTGAATTCTCAGTTTTAAATTTATTACCAAATAGGAGTCAAAAATGTTTAAGTATGTAAAGTTTACAAAAGTGCAAGATGAGTTTACAACTCATGAGTTTAGAGGTGGAGATGATGAAGTTAAAGTAAATCACTTTGATGTAGATGTTGTTTCTATTGAATCAGACAATGAAGATGCAATCTATGAAGTTATAACTTCACAAGATGAAAGAATCAATTGTCAAGAGATTACAAAAGATGAATTTAAAGAAATAGTTAAAAATTCTGCTCAAATTGAAAGAATCAGAACAATCGTAAAAGAGAGAATTACAAGTAAATATTCTATTGCAGATGAAATAGCAATGATGAAAAGAGATGAATCAGATGCAAAAAGAGTTGAATATGAAGCTTTTGTAAGTGAAAGTATCGCAAAAGGCGATGAGTTAAAATCTATTGTAGGATATTAGAGGATTACACAATGTTTAATAAGACTGATAAGACTGAAATAAAAAGATTTATTAATTATTTTGTAATACCTGAGGATAAAGCTAATCATTTAATTTATGGATTACTTATTTATTTTTTGGCAAGTTTATTATATCCAAGCCTAGCTTTACTGATTGTAATTATCATAGCTTTACTAAAAGAGGTATATGATAATTACGGAAATGGCACGAGTGATTGGAAAGATTTTATGTTCACGATTACTCTACCTTTGTTAATAGAAATTATAAGGAGCTATTAATGACACTGAAAGAATTTAATTCAAAGTATAAGTATCAAAGAGATATTGATAAGTTTGGTTTGGGCGAGGTTTGGTCTGAACCTAAACTAAGTAATGGTTTTTATTATGGAGACTGTGAGGATTATTGTATTTTCCTAAAGAATAATGTTAGTGAATTTAAGGATTGGGAATACTATTATTGTACTATCCATGGTGCAGGACATTGTATCTTAGTAAAAGACGGATATTGTATTGATTGTAATTATAAAAAAATAATATCATTAGAGTTGTACAAAGATTTATATAGAATGGATAACCTTAAGAAATATAGCCTTTTTGTGAAAGCTAGTAAATTTCTAGTAGGGTATATAGTAGTAGCTTATCATAATATAAAAAATACTATCAAAGGAACTTAATATATGTTAGAGGTTAATACTATGGAAAATAAAGCAAATGAATCAAGGGAATGGAAAGAATCAAGCAGTAAACCCATACTTAGAAGATTTTTTACATATATTCAAAGACTTATATACGGTGATATGATTTATAAATTAGACCAAGTGTTAGAGTTGGTTGAACAAGAAGCTACTAAGATAACTAAATTTGAGCAAGAGATTCAGTCATTAAAAAAGGAAAGAGATAGATATAAGAATCTAGTTATAGCTGTGGGAAATACTATCCCCGACTTAATGTGGGCTAAAGATTTAGAGGGTAAGTATTTATATGCTAATTCTAATATCAGGGAAGTGCTATTTTATAATATGGATAAGAGTGCTATTTTAGGTAAAACTGATATAGAAATATCTAAAATATGTAAAGATAAAGTTGGTAATGATAAACATACTTTTGGAGAGAAATGTAGAAATAGTGATTTAGTAGTATTATCTAAATTAACAAAGCAGAAGTTTTTAGAATATGGTTTAGTGGATGGGAAAGAAGTATATCTTGAAGTGCATAAAGCCCCTTTCTATAATGCTGACGGAAAGTTACTAGGAACAGTGGGAACGGGTAGAGACGTTACTGGATATTATTTAGGTTTGAAGGAAGCCATACGAGAATGTAATAGTAGTATTTGTATTAATAGGTTAAACAAAGAATTAGATAAATACTTATTTGAAGGTTAAAAAATATGCAAGAGAGCTTAGAAGAATATAGAATCAAGAAGTTAGAAGAGGAAGTAATAGGTCTTAAAAGTAGTATCGAAGATGTAAAGATTAAGATACAAGAACTAAGAGAAATGATGGTAGAGAGTAGGACAAGAAACGCTATTCTTGTTGGGGCTATTCCTACATTATTATCACTTATCATAGGAGGACTAGGTTTATGGATAAAGTAGATAAAACAGTAGAGGAAACACATTCTAAAGATAAAAGCTTAGCGAATGTAGCTGTTGAGAATGGTAGAGTTCCTGATGTTTTAGGAAAGTATAATGTGTTTAGTAGACTTGCCAGTGTTTTAATATTTATAGCATTTGGTATAATGATTTGGTTAGGTTTCTTTACTGAAAAAGTTATAAATGAGGATATTATTTTTTACACATTTTTAAGTGTTTGGATGGTATTTCTTGGTAATAGAGCTGTGACAGTATTTGAGACCTTAAGAGATATTTTAATCTCAAAGTTAAATAAATTTAAATAATTAGTTAAAGGAAAATTATGTTAGAGAGTCTATATTCTAAAGCTGTATCAATATTATCTCCAGTTAAGATATATATTTACGGAATTATTACTACGATTGTAGGGTTAGTTTATTTGTATATTAATTATCTTAGGAAGGATAATAAATCTAAAGAAACAGAAATTGATAATCTTAATAAAGAGTTAAAGCAACAAGAGGAGTCTCATAAGATTGAAATAGAAGTTGAGACTTTTAATCAAAAACAAGAAGTTGTGAAAGAGGTTATTAACGATAAAATCAAAAAAATAAATGAAGTTTCAAAAAACAAAACCAAAGGTAAGGACAAAGTAAGCAAGGTAGATAAAGGAGACTTAGATGATAAAATATCTTTCACACTTTAAACCCTTTAAATTATTTAATTCACTTAACTCATTTAAAATATTTATTTCCTCTTTTTTAATCTTACTAAGTATAGTAATGAGTGGTTGTTCTACAAAAGAATATATTTACTTAAGCCCTAAAGAATATTCATTTAAGATATATGATAGATTAGAGCCTTTAAATGTATCTCTTGATAGGAATAATTTTAATCTATCCGCTAGTAGTTTCAAGGAATGTAAACCTATGTTAGTTGAAACTATAAATCAGATTAAACCTTATATTAATACTCAAAGAGAAATTATATTAAATTATGAAAGTCAAATAAGTGATTATAATGAATCAATCACAAGATTAAAAAATAAAAATGAAAAAAAGGATTAGTATGACAACTATCAATAACAATCTTAACAAATTTAATTTTATATTAGACTTTGTTTTAAAGAGTGAAGGGGGTTTAGTAAATGATAAAGACGATTCAGGTGGGATGACTTACAAAGGAATTACTGTTAGATATAACCCTAACTGGAAAGGTTGGGATTTTATTAAACAAGAATTAAATTCTAAAAGCATAAAAACTTTAAATAGTGAATTGGAAGGTAATACTTATATCAATAATTTAGTGAAAGACTTTTATAATTATAAGTATTATGATAAAATGCAATTAGAAGAGTTGCCTTTACATATTGGTATGGTATTAATGGACGGAGCTATTCTTCAAGGAACTAAAAGACAGATTAAAAATTTACAAAAGATAATCAATAATTATTACTTTTTAGAATATAATAAAAGAGATATTTTAGTAGTAGATGGTATTATAGGAAATAACACTATACATACTTTACATAATATACTCCAAACAGTATCCTCTAAAGAGGTAGCTTGGTCATTACTAATTGAGAGATTAGATGATTTGGTTGAGGCTGTAAATTATAGAAACTCAAACATAAAATATTTAAAAGGATGGTGTAATAGATTGTTACATCTTTATAATTTATTAAAATTAAAATAGCAACAAAAACATAAGAATAAAAAAAAGCAAGAGGGTTTCAGTTGTTCCTCTTGCTTTTTATATAAAACTTATTTTTTCTTATCTTAAATCTTTAAACAATACCTAAATTATCAAGATGTAAATAAGTTTTCAGCCCATTCTGCAATAGTCCCTCTTACTACTTTATGTAACTCTGCTCCAAATAATACAATATCCTCGCTAGGTTCTTTTTGCATACCTTTCAACAATTTACTTAATCCATTACTATACTTATTTATATAAAGATTATCAATTTGATTCTGTGAACCAATAATAATCAATTTAGAATCTTTACCAAATCTAGTCATAACAGTTTGTAACGTCTTATTACTCATATTCTGAGCCTCATCAATAATTGCTATACAAGGAGTTGATGTAAATGACCTACCTCTCATTTCTCCAACCCAAACAGTTTCAATACTATTTTTAGTTATCAGTTCATTAATTTTTTCATCAACCTCTTCTTTAGGAATATTACCTTTTTTCTTAATACTTTGTCTAGCAATAAACTCAAGGGAGTCCATAAGAGGGTGATTGTAAATAGCAAACTTTTCAGCATTCCCTGAAAGATAACCTACATCCTCTCCTTTATCCGTAGACTCAATACTATTCCTAATATAATAAATCTTTTGATATTGTCCTTTTTCAACAAGTCTTATGGCTGAGGATAAACTTATTAATGTTTTACCTCCTCCACTCTTTGCTTGAACTACATTAATATCACTTCTTGGGTCAAGAATACCTGCCATCATAAATTTCTGATGTGAGTTTATAGGCTTAACTTTAACTTTGTCAAATAACTTTTCGTCAATTATATTTATACGTTTATTAATAATATAAGCATACAAAGAGTTACCATCGTCTGAATTAAATTTATAACAGTAATAATGGGGTTTATATTCTTTATCATACTCTGTTATATCTTTATTTTCTAAAGAGCTGAATAATGAACTATCTAAATTAATCTCTCTATAAAAATTTGTAACATTGTCCTCAAAGCTTGAACCTACAAACATTTCACTATCAATATTTAACGTTAAACATCTAGTCCTAAACATTAAATCATTAGATAGTGCTTTGATATTATCTAATTTAAAAATATCCTTTAACCAAGATGTAGCCTGAATTATCTTTCTATCATTGATAATCTTAGGGTCTAAATCTTTAGTATCATAGTGCTTTAATGATACTATAAGAATATCAATATCATCTAATTTTGTAAAAATTAAAGTACAATTAACTCCCTTGTGCATACCTATTAGTTTTGAATCTTGCATAAGTCTTGCAAATTCCCTTGATTGAAAGTTAATTTCATCAAGTCCTGATTTCTTACTATCCAATTCATCCAATACTGTCTCAGCAAAAACAATTAAGTTTTTACCGTTTTGAGACACCTCACCAATACTATGTGCATCATTTAAAATGATATTAGTATCTAAAGAGTAAATTTTATCATATTTCTTGATTAATTTTTCTACTTCTTTAAACCCTAAAATATCTACTATTCCATTATTCATTTTAATTTATTCTCCAATCTTGTTTATTTTTTAATATCTACTTAATCTATTTAACCTACTTATCTAATCTTTAAATTTAATACCCTCAACATATTTATTAATTTTTACATCAAGTTTATTTATCTTATAAACATCAAACAATAAATCAAATTTATCTTCTTCAATAATTTCTTGTAAATAATTCATTAATAT